CAAGCAAGCAGACATGCAATTGAAGATGAAACTTGCTATGATGAAGTTAGCACAAGAAGCAGAAGTAAATAGAGCTAAGATAATGAAGATGGAAGCAGAAGCTGTTCTAGCAATAGAGCAAGCTGGAGGAGTACAAGAAGGTCACAAGATAGCAATGCTAGAAGCTCAAATAGGAGCAGCAAGAGCACATCAAGATGGTATCTTACGTTCTATTGAAATAATGTCAAAAGCAATGGGATCAATAGGAGAAAGTGAAGATGCAGATAGACTCAACAGTATTACTCAACAACCAGGTGCTAACCCTCCAGGAGTTTCAGGAATGGCAGCAGCACCCAGCTACCAAGGTACTCCTCAAGGCCCTATCGCAAGATAGAGAGTACATGAAGGAAATGATTGTCCGCGGTAACGTGGAGAATGTAGAAGAAGCAAAAGGAAGATGTAATGCAATACTTCATTTGTTAGATTTGACATATGAAGACTTAGTTAACGGAGCGAGAGATGACAATAAATACTAGTGGGATAAATCCCGTTGGTCATAGATTGTTAGTATTACCTGAGGAAGTAGAAGAAGTATCCGAGAGTGGTATTATCATATCTGTAGGTCAACAAAAGGATAGGGAGCAGTTAGCCCAGATCCGTGGTACAGTGGTAGCGATGGGAACAACAGCTTATGCCGATCAAAAAGATCCATGGTGTAAGATTGGAGACTTCATTACCTTTGGTAAATACTCAGGACTCATCTATAAGGGTAATGAAACTAAAGATGGTAAAGAGTATCGAGTGATTAACGATTTAGACGTTGTGGCAACACACGAGAAAGATTAGAGATGGCAGAAGATCAAGTACAAGATCAACAGCAATCAGAACCAGCTCCGGCTGCTAATGAAACTGTTGAGAAAGAAGCAAGGCTTTTCGGTTGGGTTCCTAAAGAAGAGTTTAGGGGGTCCGAGAATGATTGGGTAGATGCAGATACCTTTGTTAAGCGTGGTAAGGAAATTAATCCTATCCTTCGTAAGAATAATGAAACACTTATGAAGAAGCTTGATGAGAAGGTTAAAGAGATTGATGAGATTAAAGCATCAGTCGAAGAGTTCAAGAAGTTCCAAAAGGAAGCTTATGAACGTAAACAAATAGAATTACAAGCCCAAATCATTGAACTTAAAGCTCAGAAGAAAACAGCAATTGCTGAGGGCAATGGTGATCTAGTAGTAGATATAGATGATCAACTTGATAAGATTAAAGAAGCACAAGCAGAAGCTAAAGCGGAGTCTAAAGAACCTCCTCCACAAGTATCTGCACCTCAAGAGATAGATCCTGAGATTGGTTCTTGGTTAGAACGTAATACATGGTTTAATCAAGATCCTGAAATGACAGAGATCTCTAATGCTCTTGGTGCTTCACTAAGAAGACAATTCCCGTCTTTATCTGGACGAGCATTCCTAGATAAATTGGATGAACGTATTGCTAACTACTTCCCAGAGAAAACTTCTCTAGGTAAAAAAGCAAGAGGCAGTGCAGTTGATTCAACAGGAAATGTAAGAGCAGGCGGAAGTGGAGGTAAGAAGTCTTATGACGCATTACCACCTGAAGCTAAAGCAGCTTGTGATAAGTTTATTAAGCAAGGCTTATTTAAAACTAAACAAGAATATGTAGATAATTACGATTGGGAATAAGGAGAAAATTATGGCAGTAGCAGATACACCAGAAGATAAAAGAGAAAAGGCATTAGAGAAACAAGTTCGTAACAATTCTGAACGTCCTTCACAGGAACGTAAAAGAAACGTGTTCAATGGAACACAAGGAAAGCTAACTATAAACTATACCATTGATGGTTATCACCTACACGGTTTTAATGACGAAAATGGTCGTATAGCAGATGCTTTAGACGGTGGTTATGAGTTTGTTGCTCCCGAGGAAGTTGGCGGTGTTAAAGAGAACGTAGTATCTCGTAACACTGATCTAGGAGATAAGGTAAGATGGCTTGTAGGAAGAACCGCTGATGGTGGTCCTTTATATTGTTACTTGATGAAGATTAAGCAAGAGTGGTATGAAGAAGATCAAGCAGCATTACAAGCTAAGAACAATTTAATTGATGATGCAATCCGAGGTGGAAGAAATACTAAAGACGGTACGTCTGCAGAAGGTTTCTATACACCACGTGAAGGTATCAAATATTCAAACTAACCAAAGGAGTTTTATAAATGGCGAACATCAATCGTCCTAAGGGCCTAAGCCCAGTACAAAACACTGACGGTTCACCATACAGCCAAGGTGCTACGTTATTTGCAGTTGCAAGTGACGCTTCAAACACTTATGCTATCGGTGATATCGTTGCAGCAGCAGCAGGTGGTGACGCTAATGGCGTTCCATATGTAACAAAATGGTCAGGTACAGTAGCAGCTAACAATTTACCAGTTGGTGTTATTGTTGGTATTCGTGTTGCTGATCCTGGTACTTCATTAGTTGGTAACTCACTCTCATTAGAGAAAACTTACCTTCCATTGAACGCAGGTACACATTACGTTTACGTTGTTACAGACCCAATGACATACTTCACTGTACAAGGTGATTCAACTGTTTGGGCTGCTTCTAACTTAAACAATAACGTAAACTTAACTATTACAGCTAACCAAACTACACTTGGCAATGGTGCTCCATTCTCAAATACAGTAGCAACTGGTCCAGCAACAACAAACAGCTTACCATTACAAATCGTGGGTATCAATTCACGTCCTGATAATGCGTTAGGTGCTTATTGTGAATTAGTAGTTCGTTGGAACGTTCATGCCTATATCGGTCAAGCAACAGGCCGTACTGGTGTTTAATAATTAAAGGAGATCTAAAATGGCGGGTTTAATTACCACAGCATCACATCCTAAAGCCTTATGGCCTGGGATCAAACAATGGTGGGGTCAAACATACGACGAACACCAAGTAGAATATACTGATCTTTTTGATTCAGAAACTTCTACAATGAACTACGAAGAAGATGTACAACTCACTGGCTTCGGTTTAGTACCACAAAAACCTGAAGGTGCTGGTGTTCAGTACGATTCAGAAGTTCAAGGCTTCACAACACGTTACACACACATTGCTTATGCTCTTGGTTACATCGTAACTAAAGAAGAGTTAGATGATAACTTATATGAGCAAGTGTCACGTAAACGTGCTGCAGCTTTAGCTATGTCTTTCCGTCAAACGAAAGAAAACGTAGCAGCTAACGTATACAACAGAGCATTCAGCAATACATACGCTGGTGGCGATTCTGTTTCATTAGCTAATACAGCACACCCAAATACATCAGGTGGTACATGGTCTAACCGTCCAACAGTTGATGTTGACTTGTCTGAAGCAGCTCTAGAAGATGCTATCATTTCAATCATGGGTCTACAAAACGACCGTGGTCTCTTAATCAATATCATGCCTAAAACATTGATTATCCCACGTCAACAAGTGTTCAATGCACAACGCATTTTACATTCATCATACCAAACTGGTAATGCTAACAATGACATTAACGTGATCAAATCTGGTAACTACATTCCAGGTGGATTCAAAGTTAATCATTACTTAACATCACCAAATGCTTGGTTTATCCGTAACACAATCCCTGGCAAAACAGGTATGAAGTACTATGAACGTATTGGTATGCAATTTGACCAAGACAATGACTTCGATACTATGAATGCTAAGGCAAAAGGTTATGAACGTTACAGCTTCGGCTGGTCAGATCCTAGAGCAATCTGGGGTGTTAACGGTCCTTAATCGGGACGTCACTGAGTGGTGGGAGGGGATAAAGTCCCTCCCCAACTCTTATTAAGGAGACTCATATGTCATTCGAACAAGAGAAGTTAAAAGGTAAACGTCCTGATACGACAGTACCTAAAAAAGGCTTTAAGAACTAAATTTATTAACAAGCTCTGATGACGCTTTTAATTAAGCGTTGCCTAGCAACGTCAAAGGAGACTTACAAATGTCAAACCCATCAAGACTTACAAGTGGAGTATCTACAGCCAATCAAGGCGAGACACTTTACTCATTTCCATTTCCAGATCCATTTCACACTGGAAGTACATCTTCATTAGGTAGCTCAGTATACACTAATGACTTTAACACACTTATCGGTACAGACTATTCTGTAACTGGTTCATCATCAACATTTGCTTTATCTAACACAGTAGTTGGTGGTGCAGCAGTATTAACACCAGGTGGTACTACAACAGCGTCAGCTGCATATAAAAACGGTACATTCTTCCAATTCCAAGCTGGTAACAGAGCATGGTATTCAACAAGAATTCAAGCATCTGCAGTAGCTGGTAGCGTATCTTTCTATGTAGGTTTACGTAACGGTTCAGGTACAACTGATGGTTTATGGTTTGCTAAAGCAGCTTCATCAACTTCTATTAACTTAGTATCAACAGTAGGATCAACAGCTACTACACTATTAACTGGTGTAGCAACAGCTGCAGCAGCTACATGGGTTGACTTAGGTTTATACTTTGATGGTACTGACTTATTAGTGTATGCTAATAACATTATTGCAGGTAGAATTTCAGCACCTACAATTGGTTCATCAGCAACTACACTAACTAATGCAATCTTAGGACCAGTGTTCCAAATCACTCCAACAGCTACTGATACTTTAACAGCGGACTTCGTTTTAGTTGCTCAAGAACTTTCACGATAATAGGGGATAAGAATGGCTAATACATCAAACATACAGATTATTTCAGATGGTCCTAAAACTACTATTCTGAAATTAACTGGTAATGCAAATACGGCCGACTTTACTTCTGCAACTTTAGTAGATCCAGCAGCTCGTTCAACAGTTGATCCAACAGGATCTAACTATTTAAAAGCTGGTTGGTACACAATCGAAAAGATTATCCACAATATTGAAGACGGTATTGTGGTTAACTTAGTCTGGGATGATAGCTCAGGTACTACAGTTATTGAACAATTAGCGGGTCGAGGTAAAGCTGATTATAGACATTTAGGTGGTTTACCTAATCCTAAGAATACAGGTTGGACAGGAAAGATTCTCTGGTCAACAAGTACTGAAACAGGAACATGGACATCATCTGGATATTCTTTCTCAGTTATCTTAGAACTAATAAAAGGTTGGACTCCTTAATGGAAGTCGGTACTAATGTAAAAGAAGCAGAACTGTCAGCTCGTATTGTACGGGCTGATGGTACTGTTGTTGAACTAGGTACTATTGACTATTGGAGCTCTAATCCTATTAAACGAATCATTTGGAGAATTAAACAATGGCTACACTCTTAACAAATTCAGGACATGCTATCGTTA